CAAACTAATTATGTATAAGGAAATAAATATGTCTACATGTAATGTTATAGTTGATTCATTTCAACGAGAAGAAAGTAAGTTAGAAGTTAGTAGTAAATATCTGCAATTAATGCAAGATACTTTAAGTAGTGATAGTTTGTATATCAGAGCAAAAGATACAATGAAAGTATTGTTTGATGATTTACAAATAACAGAGAAAGAGAAAGCTGCTTTAGTTGTTGATTTTATGGCTAAGATAACTGTTGATTTATCTTCTGCTTCAATGCAGACTTCATTGGCTTGGGCTAAAGAAGAAAGAGATGGAGCATTTGCATTAGCTAAAGTTAAAGCTGATACTGAAATAGCATTGGCTCAAGCTGTAAAAGTTGAAGAAGAAATATGCTTAATTCAAGCTCAAGTTAAAGGTCAATGTGCTCAAACTACAGCTACAATATCTGCATCTTATAGAGAGAATGGTAAACCAACAAGTTATGAAGCTGATGGTTGTACACCTGCTAATTTAGAAGATGGTGGTCTTAAATGGCATCAAGCAAGACAATCAGAAGCAGATGCTTATAGTCGTTACGCTGATGCCTATAGAAAGTCTGGAGTTGTTGAAATAGGCTTAGATGTTACTGACGGTGTTAAAAAGGGTATAAGCGGTAACACTGATATAGGACCAGCAGGATACACATATCAACAATCTATTAATGCTGAAAGATTAAGAGTGTCATATGAAGACTCTAAGCGTAACCATGCAGCTAACTCTAGTTCTACTATGATTAGTGGTATGTTGAGTTCAGAGATTGCTCCTAATGAAGCAGATGTTCAAAGATGGAGAGATGCTATCGATTATTTAAACCATTCACACTCAAGTACAAGTAATCCTTAATGTCATTTATATATAGAGACTTACAAGCAGTACCAACAGCATTGCTATATAATTTTAGTAATCTCTATGGAAGGTTTGATGGCTCTAAATCACATTCTGATAATGGATTTTATCCAGGAGCTTGGAAGACACATTATAAATATGATTTAGCTACTAATAAATATATAGAAGTTTATGATAGTAAGCTAAAGTATTTTAGAGATGGTTTTGTTCATGATGAATCTATAAAGAGATTTGTAAAAGCTCTAGGTATGAATTGGGATGAATTTACTGATGATAGTGGACAAGATTTAAATGCTGTTGATGATATGTGGTTTTACTTCAAAGGTGGATTTCAATGGGATGGTACTGTTAGGTTTAATGGTACATACTCTACAAAAGATTGGAACCACAATAATAACTATGCTCCTACAAAAGGGCTAGACAAACCAACTAGAGACCAAATAGCTAATGAGATAAATAATGTATTTGAAGTTGGAGACACTATTGAAATTGAAGTATCCTATGGTGGTGGTTTAAAAAGATATATATCAACTCATGAATTATCTTGGGTAGCTACCGGAGTAGAAGTTGTTTCTGATGGATTCAATGCCTATGAAGTACGAAGTAAACTACTTAGTGAGCCCTGGTACTATCTTGCTAATTCTAGACATAAACCTTATAAATATGATAACTACCAAGCTCAAACATATAATAGTGGTAGAAATAATGAGTTAGCTACTGAAATAAAGAGACCATCTAATAGAAGGATTCCAGTAGCTGATGTAGCACTTAAAGTAGACAATAAAGATGGAAGTGATGAATCTAGCCGAAAGAATCATTCTAACTACCTTATAGGCTTGATGGCATTTATGGGTGACGGAAATGAATTTGTACCTTTTGACTATGGTCAAGGAGTATATTATACTAATCCTAAAGTATCAACAGTAAACACTAACTATATGGATAGAGGTGCTATGGAAGAAGCTTGTCCAGATAACCAAGTCCCTACACATCTATTAAATTGTGATGGAGAGATACTTGAGTATCGATTTACTGTTAAGTTTACATACGAAAAGAAAGTAACAGCATCATCAAAGGTAGTTAATGAGATATATGATTGGATACAGGATTTTTATGAGGACACAACAAAAATACCAGCAGAAATAGATAGTGATACTAATATACATAATTATAACGATAAATTAGTTACTTCTACTGTTGATACAGATTTTAAAAAAGCAATGTACAGACTTATTGAAGATACGCAACCATCTAGTTTTTATGAGACTACTAATAGTTTATATTATGGAGGACATTTAAGAGTTGATGCTGTTTCTAATATGAAGAGAAAAGATTTTGCTAGATTAGTAGCAACTAAATTATCAACTGATTATAGTCTTGACCAACCACATGGTTGGGCTAAATTAAGAAGCAAGATAATACTGGTTGTAGTAATAATAATAGCTATATATGTTTCTATACAGAGTGGGGGAACAGCAGCGAAAGCTGGAGCAACTATGATTGAAATAGCAGCAGTGGCACTTGGGTCAGCAGCAATAACATTATCAATAGGGTTATTGATAGGTGGTCTAACTGGGCTTATGAATAAAACAGACATGAAAATATTAGGAAGAGTGTCTATGGTTGTAGGTATAGCAGCTATGGTTACTGGTATTTATGCTGCGTATCAAAAAGCTTCAGAGCAACTAACTGAAGAGATGGCTAAAGAGGTAGGACAGGAGTCTGCTAAGCCTGCATTTAGTGATGTAGCAGTTCAAATGGTTAAAAATGCTTTTACTGGTCCTGACTCAAATGTTATGGGCAAAGTAAAAATGGCTACAGACCAAGTAACAAAAACTCTCAACGAAGATACTATGAGCAAGATTGAGGATATAAAGCAAGAGACTGAAGTGGTGAAGGATAAGAATAGTGTGTTAGAATTTGAAGAGAACATTAGAAAAATGACTGCTGATGTAAACTTAACCAGAGACTTGCCTTTTGCTGACTCATCGGTTGATATGCTGACTATAGTTGATAAGCTCAAAATGGATGCAGCAGAAAAGCATCATGGAGAGCGTGAAGCTCTTATGAGTTGATATGATATAATTTTATAACTAAAGGAATCAATATGGAAGAAGTTAAACTTACTAAGTCTGAAAAAGATAGTGCATTAAAGAAAGAGGTTTTGGATAACTACAAGTATGCTAAGTCATCTAAAGAACCTATAAATAGGAAAGTTCAAAAATGGGTAGATACTTATAATGGTAAATTATATGGCAATGAACAGGATGCTAGAAGCAAAGTAATAGTTAGAGATGTTTATAAAACTATTGAAGCACTAAAGCCCAGTCTAATTGAACCATTCATTGGAAGTCCTAAACCAATAGATGGAGTACCATATACTGCTCAAGGTGAAGAAGCTAGTATAGCATCAGAGAAACTTCTTAATTATCAATTTACTACACAACAAGATAGAAGAAGCTTAATGAATACGGTAGCTAACATAGTTTCTAAGGAAGGTACTGTATGGATTAAGAATGAATGGAAGTATGAAGACGAGGAATTTCGTACTAAAATGACTGTACCAAAAGAAGCCGTAGGTTTAATACAAGATGAGTATGAGATTATTGCTGATAATGGAGATACCTTAGATATTGAAGTTATTGAAGTTGAAGTGGTTAAGAATGAACCATCGATAAAACTGTGTCGTAATGAACATATATTTACTGACCCAACAGCAGAGATAGATGAGGATATTCAGTTTATTATACATCAATACGATATGACTATGTCCGATTTAAGAGAAGCTGGAGTATATAAAAACTTAGACAAGTTAGAAGGTAAAGTTCCATCAAGCTTAAGAGATACATCATTAGGAACTGCTAGAGATATGGATGCAGTTGAATTTGGTAGAGACACTAATTACAGAGTTTTTGGAGATGAAGCTAGAACCAAAATAACTATTATGGAATATTGGGGATACTATGATTTAAATGATGATGGTATAGCTGAACCAGTATTGATTGTATGGGAAAAGAACAGTGAGATTATTATCCGTGAAGAAGAAAATCCTATGCCTGATAAAGAGATACCATTTGAAAGAGCTGTATACATAGAAGAACCATTTAGCTTATGGGGTAAAGCTTTGGCTGATGCTATGGATGATGGACAAAGAATACATACTGCGTTTATGAGAGGTATGATTGATAATGCTGCTCTATCTAATAACGGACAGAAGTTTATTATGAAAGGCGGTATAGACCAAATGAACTTCCGAAGAATGATTAATGGAGAGAAGCATATCTACACTAATCAGAATCCTAGCGAAGTAATACAAGATGGTTCATACAATCAGCTTCCACAGTCAATGCTAAATATGTATGAGATGGTAGAGCTACAAAATGAAGGAATAACTGGAATAAGTAGAAGTTCACAAGGACTAAATAATAATGCAATGAATGGTACAGCTGCTGGTGCATCAATAATGGCTACTAATTCACAGAGAAGGATGTTGGATACAGTAAGAAATATATCTAATATGTTAAGAAAATCACTAAGAAGACAACTTAGATATTCATTACATTTCTTAGAAGAGGAAGATTGGATTAGAATTACTGGTATGTATAAACCACAAGGTAAACTAGGTAAAGACTTTGATATTAAAATACAACTTATCACTGATGCTATGAAGCAAGCTAAAATATCTCAATACTTACAAATGTTTCAGAATCTACAGTATGTAAGCAAGGATATGCAATTTGAAGTATCTAATATGATATTATCAAAGTATTATGACATATTGGATGAACCAACAATAGCTGAGGCTATTCGCAATCAAAAACCTCCTAAACCTGACCCAACTGAGCAACAAGGTATACAGTTAGAGATGCAAAAGATGCAAGCTGAGATACAAAAACTACAAGCTGATTCTCAGAAATCAGGTGCTGATGCTAGTAAAACTATGGCAGAGATTAGCTTACTTGGTATTGATTCTAATAACAAGCAGGGTGAAATGAAACTTAAAGCTATGGAAGCTCAAATGCAATTACAATTAGATAGAGATAGAGCTAATAATAGCATGATTATAGAAGAAGAGAAATCTGAGAACGAAAAAGAAATAGCTATCGCTAGAGCTAAATTGGAACTACTCTTGTCCCAGCAAAAAGCAGAAGCTGACTTAGAGATACAAAGAGCTAAGACTCAGTCAGACTTAGAAGGTAAAATAATAGGTAGTCAGATAAAGATGGATGAATCTAAAATGAAGATGCATATAGAAGCTTTAAAGGCTAGTAAAGAAGATAGCAAAGAGGATTAGTCCTCTTCTATCATTGGTTCAGTCCATTCATCCTTTTATCTCATCCAATCAATAATTACTATATATATTAGATATATATATTAGACTAGACTAGACTAGAACCGTAGCTGGTAGGGTAGCTGTTAGGGTGGCTAAATTACCATGAATTTTTATCTCATCCAATCTGCTATTATTCTATCTCCAGAATACCCTCTACATTTGAATACAGTTAAGTTATATGTTCCATATTTCTTATTATATGCCAAGTATAGTTTTGAACCAACATGATTTACAAACTCTTCATCAGCATCTGGTATGTCAGTCTTAGTAGCTATACCTTTATTATGTCCAATTATTATTATAGTATTAAATGGTTCTAACATCTTCAGTATCTTCATATCCATCTTAGCATATGTGTCTATTATAATAACTTCATTCTTAATTACATTATCTGTCTTCTTTATAGCATACCCATCTATATGTATATACTTACAACCATTAACTTCTGGAGATAGATTATGGTCATAATCAATAAGTATAGGAACTACATCACTTTCATTAAGAGCTTTGATAGCAGATACTGTCTTGCCTACACCTGACTCTCCATATAAGAAAGTAATCTTATCCATTGGAAATACTCCACCTAATAACTTTGGCATACTATAATCCTTTATAGTTCTTTTTAACATTGTATCCTGAGTTTTGATTTGTAGCAATATAAGAATGAACCTCTCAACTTCCATCCTAATTAATATTACTATATAAACCCCTACTACTAAGTAGGGTAGAATAAAAGCTGAGAGGCTTATATAGAAGTATCAAGTTTAATTACTAAAAATAATACCGATATTTTACTGTGTTTTATGTTTACTTCTTAAAGCTCTATATTCTTTTGACTCTGTAGAAATGTCTAACATCCATATTCTTTTTAATTTTGAATTTTTTGAAACTGACATAAACATACAAGATTCAGGACAATATGAAGGCTCAATATCGTTAAGCCAACTCTTAAAATCCTTATCTAATGTATATCCATCTTTA